AACTCCCTTCTTCACAAAACGACGTTATGGCAATGCTTGGGGCGGAAGAGCCTGAAGGCATTGAGATCACCACCGAAGACGACGGTGGTGTAGTTATTGATTTTGATCCTACCGATCAACGGGGCGAGAACCTTGAGTTTGATGCTAACCTTGCGGAAGAGATTCCGGATCGTGAGCTACAGAGGATATCCTCTGAGCTGTTGGGCGAGTTTGATGCTAACAAAGCCAGTCGCCAAGATTGGGAAGAAGCGTATTCCGACGGCCTCGAGCTATTGGGGTTTAGTCACGAAGAGCGCACACAGCCTTTCCGTGGAGCCTCGGGTGTTACTCATCCTCTATTGGCAGAAGCCGCAACTCAATTCCAAGCACAAGCGTTTAATGAATTACTTCCTGCGTCGGGTCCTGTTCGGACTGTCGTTATGGGAAAGAACACGTCTGCCAAGACACAGCAAGCGCACCGCGTTAAACAGTTCATGAACTACTACATTACTAACGTGATGGAAGAGTACACGCCTGACATGGATCAGATGTTGTTCTTCTTGCCGTTAGCTGGTTCTACTTTTAAAAAGACCTATTACGATGACACGCTCGACCGAGCGGTGTCTAAGTTCGTTCCTGCGGAGAACTTAGTTGTTCCGTATGAGACCGCGGACCTCGCTACATGTCCTAACATTACCCAAGTGGTTCGCATGTCGTTAAACGATTTGCGTAAACGACAGGTAGCGGGACTGTACTTAGATGTTGAAGTTATTCCGGCACAGAAGGAATTGACTTCGCTCACGGGTGAGATGGACCGTATTGAAGGAATTGACCCCAACCAGATTGATTATGACTGCACTATATTAGAGTGTCATGTTGATTTGGACCTTGAAGGCTACGAAGATATTGACGCGGAAGACGAGTTTACGGGAATTAAAATCCCCTATATTGTCACTATTTCCGAGGACAACGGACAGGTTTTGTCTATTCGTCGCAACTATCTCGAAGAGGACATCCTCCGTAAGAAGATCAGTTATTTCACACACTACAAGTTTTTACCGGGCTTCGGCTTCTACGGTCTAGGCTTGATCCACACTATTGGTGGTTTATCCCGAACGGCGACGTCTGCACTTCGACAGTTGATCGATGCAGGAACGCTCTCTAACCTACCCGCTGGTTTCAAGGCCCGCGGACTACGGATCAGGGATGACGACGAGCCGCTACAACCCGGAGAGTTCCGAGATGTGGATGCGCCCGGCGGTGCAATTCGCGACAGCCTTATGCCTTTACCCTTTAAGGGTCCTGATCAAACATTGTTCCAGCTACTGGGCTTTGTGGTCGATGCCGCACAACGGTTTGCCACGATCACTGATCTTAAAGTAGGGGACGGTAATCAGCAGGGCGCCGTTGGTACGACGATGGCGATGATGGAACAAGGCGCACGAGTAATGAGCGCGGTCCATAAGCGTTTGCATTATGCTATGCGTCAAGAATTTAAAATTCTAGCACGAGTGATGTCGGAGAGTTTGCCGCAGGAGTATCCGTATTCGGTTCCCGGCGGTGATGAAACGATCATGCGTGAGGATTTTGATGACCGCGTAGACGTTATCCCGGTTAGTAATCCTAATGTGTTTAGTCAAGCACAGCGTATTATGTTGGCTCAGACTAAAATGCAGCTCGCGGCACAAGCGCCCGAAATACATAACATTCACGAAGTTTACCGTGATATGTATGAGGCGTTGGGTGTTGCGGACGTGGATCGTATAATGAAGTCGGTGCCGGTGGAAGACCCCGTACCTATTGATCCCGCGCAAGAGAACATAAATGCGTTAGACATGTTGCCGTTGAAAGCCTTTGAAGGTCAGGATCACGAGGCGCATATTAAGGCGCACTTGATTTTTGGCGTCAGTCCTATTGTGGGCGGAATGCCTCCAGTGGCGATGACGGTTCAAAAACATGTTATGGAACACGTACAAATTGGAGCACGAGAAAAAGCGGCCGTGGCATACTTGCAGCAGGTTAATCAATCGGGTGGTAAACCCGCCGACGAAGAACAGATGCTAGAAGTCGAGAGACTGACAGCACAGTTTATTGCGGAAGGCCTACAAGGTGTGAAGGACTTATCGAGTGAACTATCTGGTGCGGGTGCTCCTGATCCTTTAGTTGAATTGAAAGAGAAAGAGATTCAAGTTAAGGCAGAAGGAGACGCAGCTGACAACCAGATTGATCAAGCTAAGCTTCAGCTAGACGAACAGAACCAAGCAATGCGCTCTGAACAATTCGGTGAGCGGATCGCGGCACAAGAAAGACAAACATCAGCTCGTATCCAAGCCGCGATGGATAGAGAACTTGTTAAACAACAGGATCGAGGAGATTCATAATGAAAGATCGTAAAATAAAAGTAAACGGGTCTGCGCCCGGCAAGACACCAAAGGCGGTTGGCTACGCCGACATTAAAGGCCAAGGCCGTGTTCCTTATGGAAAAACAGCTCCGGCGCCCTGCGCTGGTGGTCTTACGGATTTTGATAACACGTCTCGTAAAGTAAAGACACGTGGCACGGGTGCCGCGACTCAAGGCTGTTACCACATGGGTTACTAAGGTGCTTTTGAAAAAGTGTCCTAAAAATAAAACTAAGCGTAAGGTGGTTAAAAAGCCAAAGGCGGGAGCGATTAAAAGCTTTAGCCCTATAGCGAGACCGCAGCGGTTTGATGGGGTGTACTAATGTATCTTAATTTTGATAACATAAACTTTGATCCGGGTGCTGTTAATGACCTAGGCTTAGACGAGGGACCTCCCGCGCCAGCCCCGCAGGGACTACCGCAAGTTCCCCCCGTACCACCACAAGTTTCCCCGGGACAGCCCGAAGTTTCCCCGGGACAGCCCGGAGACAACCTCAGGAACAGTCCCGGTGCTAGTATGGAAGGGTTTGATTTCTCGACTCTTCCGAACTACAACGATCCACCCGGGAGCTATGGGGATGTGCTTACGCAGGAGGGGCCCTACTATAACGGGGACCCTGAGGGCAACACCGCCATCGGTTATGATCGCGGCTTTGGGCGTTTTTCTTTCGGTGGAGGCCAAACTGGCGGCACCTATGATGCCGAGGGTTACAACGAGCACGGAGTTAACTCCGGGGGACTTAGCCGTTCCGAACAAGAGAGGGTAAATCAGTTCATGGCGGAAACCGAAGAAAACGGGTGGGATTTTGAAAACCCTTTTTTCGACGTTTATGGCGGAGGTGGAGGCCCACTAGGCGGCAGCTTCGGGGGCGGTTTTGTCCCCGGAAGTGAAGGCGGCCTACCCGGGCTCCCCGTAACCCCGTGGGAAACCGTCGGGGACCTAGGTCCGCAGAAGGGAGGCGACACTTCTTCGAACGCCGCTACTGACTACGCATGGAGTCCCCCTGCAGGACCGCCTGCGAATCCAAACCCCTTTGACCGACCTCCTCCCGAGGAAGGCGGGATAGCGACATTAGCCGGGGGTGGCTAAGTATTGTTTAGCCTAAGTAAAAATAGCAAAAAGAACGTAACCGGCGTAGACGCCAGACTCACTGAAATTGTTGAGCTGGCCCTTACCCTGTCTAATGTTGATTTTGGTATCCCTAGCACGGGTGGCTTGCGAACCGCCGAAACGCAAGCCCGGTTGTTTGAAGAGGGTGCTTCAAAAAAAGACGGCGTTAACCACGTGTCCTACCATCAATCAGGCAAAGCACTCGATGTGTACGCTTACGTTGACGGGAAAGCCTCTTGGGATAAATTAGACCTCGCGCTTGTGGCCGCAGCTATGCTACAGGCCGCAGCGCAATTGGGTCATCCGTTGAAGTGGGGTGGCCTGTGGAAGTCATGGCAGGATTACCCGCATTTTGAATTAAGGTGAGATATGAACCCGTTTATTAGTTTTTTACGTCCTATTGTCAATTTAGGTAGCACTTACCTTGAGGGTAGGAATCAGGTTGCGATGGCGAAATCCGCCGCAGCTATTGTAATGATTGAAGCCGAGGCCGACGTTAAAGTGGCCGGCGCCATAGCCGCGCACAAGTTGGCGGATAGCGGACAGACGCAAGACTTTAATTTAGACCTTGTCGCCATGCAGCAGATGAACAAGTCCTACCTTGATGAGGTAATGATTGGTTTACTGTTGATCCCTATTGCTGCCTCTTTTGTAGGGTATCAAGACGAAGTCACCTCCGCCTTTGAATCCTTTTCCGCCATGCCCGACTGGTACCAGTACCTAGTTATTGGTGTGTATGTGGTTAAATTCGGGATGCGCGGGTTACTGTCTAAGGTTACCACGGGCCGACTACGCGCCCTGAAGCTTAAATAGAAAACATCGCATATTTCTTTATTTTGTTCTAGCCCCTCCCATATGAGTTGTGATACGATTATATCCAACAATGTTTGATTATATGCGAGGAGTAGATGGACGAAATTCATGTGGCCGAAGCCGTTTTTAGAATCGTGAGAGACAGGCGGCAAGGTGTAATAGACCAGATGATTTACGGAAACGTAAAGTCAATGGAACAATATCGTGGGTTAATGGGTAATTTAGAAACCCTTGCTCACGTGGAACAGGAACTCAAGAGCCTGCTAGATAAACAGGAGCAATCATTATGATTAGCGAAGAAGAACAGAAATTTGACTTGAAAATAGCTGCCACCCCTACCAAAGTGGTTTACAAGAAAACCGCAAAGGAGCTTGCTAACGAAGTAAGGGCCAGCACCAAAGCAAAAGAAGCTGCGGAAAAGGAAAAAGAACAAGCACAAAGTCTTGCCGACGCTTACGTGGCGAAACCACGCCTTAATCCCGACTCTATCGGGAAAACTCTCTTAGACAGGATGCCTAACCCTACGGGCTGGCGGATTTTGATCTTACCCTACCAAGGCAAAGGCCAAACCGCGGGCGGTATTTTTCTACCAACTGAAACGGTGGAAAAAAGCCAAATCTCTACCCAAGTCGGTTATGTACTTAAAGTGGGCCCTCTGGCCTACAAAGACACCGACAAATTCCCAACTGGAGCATGGTGCGAAGAAAAGCAGTGGGTTATGTTTGCCCGTTATGCGGGTTCGCGCTTCCAGATAGACGGGGGAGAAGTCCGAATACTTAATGACGACGAGATACTGTCGACCATTTTGGACCCCGAAGACATTCATCAATTAAATTAAGGAGAGTTATATGTCTGACAACAATACTGTCGAACTAGACGTCGGCGATGCGGAAGAAGTAGAAATCGAGGTTACGGAAAGTCCCGGGGCCGAAGAAGAAAGTTCTACTGACGCGGAAGATCAGTTTTCCAAAGCTGAGAATTCCACGCAAAAGCGCATTAGCCGTCTTACGAAAAAAATGCGAGAAGCGGAGCGCCGTGAGCAAGAAGCTATTAAGTATGCTCAAGCGGTTCAAGGCGAATCGAACAACCTAAAACAACGGATGTCTAGCTTAGACACCAGCTATGTCGCGGAGTATAGCAACCGCGTTAACACACAGATATCCCAAGCGGAAGCCAGCCTAACTCGCGCCATTGAGTTAGGGGACAGCCAAGCAACTGTTGAGGCGCAACGCGCTCTTACCAGTTTAGCCATCCAGCAGGACCGTGCTGAGCAGGCAAAGCTGCAAACGCAGCGTCAGCAACAGCAGGCGCAAGCGGCACAACAGCAGGAAGAGGCCGCGCAACAGCACCAAGCTCGCCAGCCAATGCCTGCGCAACAGCCGAAAAGACCCGACCCTAAAGCAGAGGCTTGGGCCGTGCGCAATAGTTGGTTTGGCTCAGACCAAGCAATGACATATGCAGCCTTTGGGTTACACAAGAAATTAGTTGAAGACGAAGGGTTTGACCCGAGCGGCGAAGAATACTATACTGAACTAGATCGCCGTATTCTGGACAAGTTCGGGAACGGCGCAAACGGCACCAACAGACGGCCCGCTCAGACAGTCGTTGGCGCTTCAAGAACACCATCTGGGCGCAGTAGTGGGAGAAAGGTTCGACTCACCCCGAGCCAAGTCGCAATTGCGAAAAAATTGGGTGTGCCGCTTGAAGAATATGCGAAATACGTGAAGGAGTAAAAGAAAATGACTGAACAAGACAATCAGAAAGGTAGTTCGGCTATGAACCGTACTTCTCGCGCTAACCAAACTCGGGACAAACAGGCTGTTCGTAAGCCTTGGGCTCCCCCGTCTATGCTAGATGCACCACCTGCCCCCGATGGCTTTAAGCATCGTTGGATTCGCGCCGAAACGCGTGGTTTTGATGATACGAAGAACATCAGTGCTAAATTAAGGGAAGGTTATGAGCTGGTCCGAAAGGACGAGTACCCAGACTTTGAAAGCCCTACGATAGAAACAGGTAAATATGAAGGTGTTTTTGGAGTTGGCGGATTGCTTCTCGCTCGGATTCCGGTCGAAACTGTGAACGAAAGGACTAATTACTTCGCGGGTCGAAGTAAAGACCAGATGGACGCAGTGGATCACGACATGATGAGAGAGAATGCACATTCATCGATGACGATCAGCAAACCTGACCGTCAAACTCGTGTAACTTTCGGCGGCCCACAAAAATAAAAGGGCTGCCTCTTTTAGGAGAAAACTACAATGGCAAATCTAAATACTGCCTACGGTCTTCGCCCTATTGGGTTAGTTGGCAGCGGTACTAATTCTACTGGGGTAACTCAGTATGAAATCGCTTCCAACAACACCAATGTGATTTATCAGTATGCTATATGTGTACCGCTTGCCGCGGGAACCATTGATCAGGCTGGTAGCACAGCAGGCGGCACAACGCCTGCACTTGGTGTCCTGATGGGCGTAGAATACGTTGACTCGGTTTCAAAGAAACCAACTTGGGTAAGCTACTGGCCCGGTTCTGGCTCTGTAAGCGTGGATACTAATCATCCTGTAAAAGCTTTCGTTGCTGACGACCCCAACCAGTTGTTTAAAGTCGCGTCTGACGCTTCACTGACTGATCGTGCTACGGCACAAGCAGCAGTGTTCTCGAACGCATCGTTGGGAACTTCCGCTCGAGCTGGCTCGAGTATAGGTAACTCAACATCCGCCTTGGGCGTGTCCACAATTGCAGTTACGGCAACTTTGCCGTTGCGTATTGTAGGCATACAGGACGACGCAGGAAACACCGACTTCGCAGCCGCTGGTATCCCGCTAATCGTTCGTATCAACGCTCATTACAATTCCAACACAAGCCGCTTCGATTCGCAGACTACTGCGACATCGTTAGGCCTATAGGAGGGTTAGACCATGGCAATTTCTCGCGCACAACTAGCGAAAGAGCTTGAACCCGGCCTAAACGCCTTGTTCGGACTTGAATTTAATCGCTACGAAAATGAGCATGCTGAAATCTTTGAGGAAGAGTCTTCGGACAGAGCCTTTGAAGAGGAAGTAATGCTTGGTGGTTTCTCAACAGCACCTGTTAAAAATGAAGGTCAATCCATCAGTTTTGACGACGCTCAAGAGACGTACACCGCTCGTTACACTCACGAAACCATTGCGCTTGCGTTCTCAATTACTGAGGAAGCAGTGGAAGACAATCTGTATGATCGTCTTGCATCGCGCTACACCAAAGCTCTGGCCCGCTCTATGGCCCAGACTAAGCAAATCAAAGCAGCAGCTATCCTGAACAATGCGTTCGCGACAGGTGTTAATGCGATTGGCGATGGTGCAGCACTTTGTTCTGCGGCTCATCCGTCTCTTTCTGGTAACCAAACCAATGTCTTGGCAGTTGCTGCCGACCTCAACGAAACTTCGTTGGAGCAGATGTTGATTGACGTTGCTGGTATGACAGATGAACGTGGCCTCAAAATCGCAGTTCGCGGCATGAAGCTTATTATACCTAAAGAGCTTCAGTTCATCGCAGAGCGAGTTATCAACTCGAACCTGCGCTCTGGTACTGCGGATAACGATAATAATGCAATGAAGTCTATGGGAATGCTCCCTGACGGTGCGGTGGTAAATCACTTCCTCACTGACACAGATGCTTTCTTCATTAAGACTGACGCACCAAACGGCTTCAAATTCTTCAACCGTTCAGCCATTAAAACGGCAATGGAAGGGGATTTTGACACCGGCAACATGCGCTTTAAAGCACGTGAACGTTACTCTTTCGGTGTATCCGATTGGCGTTGTGTTTACGGTACTCCCGGCGCTGCGTAACCTCACGGAAACGCGTTGTATAAGAAAGGGGGCTTCGGCCCCCTTTTTTTATCTTAATATTGACAGGGAAAAGGTACAATGTTATCTTGAACCAATCGGGAAATATTCCGGTGAATCTGACAGACCCGACTGACGATATGCAGACAGATTCCCCTTAAACTCGCATGTGAGGAAAGTATTATGGGCGCTACAACCTTTTCAGGTCCCGTCAAATCTCTAGGTGGATTCATTTCCGCAGGGTCTGGCAACGATATCAACATCACGGCTGATGACACTCTAACGGTACAAGGTTTTGCAGGACGAATGCTTCGTGTAAACGACGCTGACTGTAAGATCACACTACCTACTATTGTGGCCACAGCCCCCAATGACCCAACTGCCCCTGATCAGGCAAACAATATTGGCGCTTCTTTTAGCTTTTTTATTGAAACAACCGCTACTGACTTAGATATTAAGACAGACGGTACTGACAAGTTTGTTGGTGGTCTTTATACCGGTGTTACTAACGCTACTGGTAAAACGTTTATATCTGGTGCGGCGAATGACGTCATCACTTTAAACGGTACCACTAAAGGCGGTCTTGCCGGTTCTACCATCACCGTAACGGCTATCGCTTCAGCAAAATACGCTGTAACAGGCATTACGTTGGGTTCTGGTACGCTAGTTACGCCTTTCGCTGACTCGTAGTAGCAGGGGAGTATCTAATGTCAGGCTCTGATGTAAGATCAACACGTCTAACAGGGGCAGGATCGGCAGCTGTCGGCCCTGCTCGTATTAGGCAACTCCAAATAAAGACGACTACGGGGACGCCCCGCCTTACTTTTAGTGATGGCGACGGTGGAGCTGTGATTCTGGATATGGACTTAAATGTATCCACGACACACTCGGTTAACATTCCGGGTGATGGTATCCGAGTTTCAGATATCTTCATCTCGACCTATACCGCCTGTACGTCGGTTACTATTTTTTACAGTTAAAAAGGGTAAACGTCATGGCATCTGATGTAAAAGCAACCTATCTGACCGCCTCCGGGAGTGTTTTCGCGGGTCGGTCTAGGATAAAAGCAATCCATTACCAAGCGGGGACATCTCCGACTCTGGTTCTTAAGAATGGTGGTTCCGGTGGAACGACCTTATTGACAATGGCTTTTGTTAACGCCACTGACGACAGTATTTATATCCCCGATGAAGGGATGTTGTTCGACGAAGGCTGTTACGCCGTACTAACTAATGTGACAAGTGTCACTGTTTTTTATAACTAAGGCGCGTATGGACATGTCTACAACCTCGCCCCTTGCAGCTAAAGCGCCTAAAAAGGAGAAATCTTGGCGCGAAGAGGACGCGATGAGAATGACGACCGTATTGTCGAAGCTGGAAAAGCATGAAGCCGAATGCACCCTACGCTACCAACGAATTGATGAAAGGTTAGGTGAGCAGAAGCTTGCTTTGAGGGCCTTGGACATTAAAATATGGGGACTAGCCGTGTTAATAGTAGTAGCCCCCTTGGTGCATAAATTATTGGGGTGACCTAACTCATACTTTCGTAAGTTGCAACAAGCTGCAGACAAGCGGGATTAAAAAGGCTATTATACCTCTATTATGCCGAATATAATGCAGTAAGGAACGCCTTATGACTACCTCCGCAAGCAAAGATTTTGAGCTAGACGTCGCCGAGTATGTCGAAGAGGCGTTTGAGCGGTGTGGTCTGGAAGTTCGGACGGGTTACGACATGAAATCAGCTAAAAGGTCTTTGAACCTTTTGCTGGCAGATTGGGCTAACCGTGGTCTCAACCAATGGACTATCAAGCAGCGCACTCTTGCAATGGTCGCCGGGACAGGTGAGTATTCCATAGGCACCGACGTCATTGACGTCCTATCTGTAGTAGTCCAACGAAACAATACCGACTATTCTTTGTTAAGGTTGAGCCGTGACGGTTTTTTGACCATCCCCAACAAGACTACCCAAGGCCGTGTCAACCAGTTTTTCTTGGACAGACAGGTCTCCCCTAATTTAAAGCTGTGGCCCGTACCGGATAACAGCACTGACGTTGTTTATTACAACGCTTTAACGCGCATGGACGACGCGGACACCTACACTAACACCATGGACATGCCTTTTAGGTTTTATCCCTGTTTAGCTGCAGGTTTAGCGTATTATATTGCGCTAAAACGCGCTCCAAACCGTGTTCAGATGCTGAAAGCCGCATACGAAGAGGAGTTTGAACGAGCTGCCATAGAGGATCGAGACCGCTCGTCCTTTAACGTTGCGCCTAACTTTAGTTATTACAGGAACAGCTGATGAGTAAGTTCGCTGCCGGAAAAGAAGCATGGGCTATATCAGACCGATCTGGTTTTCGCTACCCTTACCGGTTAATGAAGAAAGAGTGGAACGGCCTTTTGGTTGGTCCAGACGAATATGAGCCGAAACAGCCCCAGTTGGGACCGTTTCGTAAGGTAGTTGACCCTCAAGCCCTTCAAAACGCCCGTCCTGATCGCGTAGAGCCTTTAGACGTTTATGTGGGGCTGCCTTTAGTGGTTGCACCTAATCTTAGGCCTGTACAGGGCTTCGGACAAGCCGGAACGGTAACGGTGACTACATGAGCTTTACGTATGCGCAGTTAAAACAAGCTATTCAGGACTACACGGAGAACGATGAAACGACTTTCGTGAACAATCTGCCTATCTTTATTACTCAGGCAGAGGAAAGAATCCTCAAAACTGTCCAATTAAGCCTGTTTAGGAAGAATGTAAGTGGCGCAATGGCCGCGAGTAACCGTTTTTTGGCTGCTCCAAGCGACTTTTTAGCCCCTTATTCGCTATCTTTTGTTGATTCGAGCAGTAATCACGTGTTTTTACAGTTTAAAGACCCGGATTTTGTCCAAACCTTTAACCCAAAGTCCGCTACTACGGGTGATCCTAGGTTTTATGCGGTTTTTGACGTAGATAACTTTATTCTAGGCCCTACCCCGGATGGCGCGTATGCGGTAGAATTACACTATTTCTACCGCCCGGACAGCTTGACTGCCGGTGCGGAAAGCGGCACAACATGGCTAAGCACAAACGCTGAGATTGCTTTGTTGTACGGTTGCTTGATGGAAGCGTACATTTTCATGAAAGGGGAACCTGATATGATGGCTATGTATGAGAAACGTTTCGCGGAGGCTATTACGGGCATGAAGATGTTCGGTGAGTCTAAAGAAGTAACGGATGAGTACCGCACCGGGCAAATAATAAGGCCTAAACAGTGAGCGCCCCGGCTATAGAGGCATTACCTGTAATGAAGGTGGACGTACACACCACTCGTGGACGAGGATTTACTCCAGAGGAAATTGCGGAGAGATGCGCGAATAAGATTATCGCGATATCTGATGACGCAAACCCTGCTATTAGGGCACAAGCTCACGCTTTTCGTGGGCAGCTACTAAAAACACTAGAATTTTACATGCGAGAAGCTGTCAAGTCTGATAGAACGACGGTGTGTAACGCTTTAACCGACGCAGGCCAGACAGACCTTGCTAAACTTATAAGGAGACTGTGACCATGGCCTTTTCCGGAAACTACATGTGCACCAGCTTTAAGAAAGAATTGCTGTATGGTGCCCACGACTTCGACGCTTCTAGCGGCGATACATTTAAAATTGCGCTTTATACGAGCTCTGCGACGCTAACTGCGGCGACGACTGCGTATTCGGCAACTAATGAAACTAGTGGTACTAATTATACCGCGGGCGGCGGGACATTAACCCCCGTTGATCCTACGGCGTCGGGTACTACCGCGTTGACGGATTTTGCTGATGAAACGTGGACAAGTGCTACGATCACGGCCCGTGGTGCGCTAGTTTACAACACCACTCCTAATACCACTTCTATCTCTCTCACCAATCCTGCGGTAATCGTATTGGATTTTGGTGCAGACAAGATCGCAACAGCCGGGGACTTCACAGTTGTGTTCCCTACCGCGGATGCGAGCAATGCGATTATTCGTATAGCGTAATGACCTCCGTTGTCGTTAACGTGGTTGGGGTAACTTCAACGAGTAGCGTTGGACAAGCCCTTGTTTACGGACGTATTGTGCCGGACCAGAATCCGAACTATACTCAGATAACACCAAGTCAATCGCCAACGTGGTCGGAGGAAGTGCCAACCCAGAGTGCCTTTTGGACAAAAATAGCAGCGTGAGGAATTAAAAATGCCCAGTACCTATACAGTCAACCTCGGTATTGAAAAGCCGGCCACCGGTGAACAGTCGGGAGCGTGGGGCGATACCGTCAACGAAAACTCTAATATATTAGATGAGGCCATTAACGGCGTCGTTACAATAACGCTCACC